CTATCCGGGCAACATCCTGACGGCCACGGCAGCTACGGTCAACGCCAGCCCTACCTCTACAAGGACATGGCAGTGGTTCCGTAGTGGGACCGCGATCCCTGCAGCCACGGCCTCTGGGTATGTCGTCACGACCGAGGATATCGATGCGCTGCTGACGGTTAAGCAGGGCGAGAGCAACTTCCTCGGGATCACCTCTGCCACCAGCGCGGGCGTCGGACCGGTCGAGACGTACAGCCCCGCGATGCTCTTCGCTCTGAATGAGCCGGGTGTGTGGTACGATCCGTCGGACGTCGCCAACCTCGACTGGCGCAGGAACCTCCTGACGCAGACGGAAGATTTCAGCGATCCAATTTGGATTGCAAAAGTTGGCGCAGTCTATGGCGTACAGGACAAGGATGGTGGCACGAAGGCTGTAACTGTAACTGCCTCTGCATCCAGTCAGGTAGTCTTGCGACAAGCTAACTACACTGTAACGCTCGGCCTAACTTATACCAACTCTCTTTGGATTCGGCGTAGGACAGGGACTGGGGCTGTAATTCTCACCAATACGGGAAATGCTCAGGTTGACATCACGTCTAGCGTCAGTTCTTCTTGGACGCGTGTAGAGATTGGTGCGGTTAATAATGCTGGGGCGGGGTATTTTCTACTAATTCTCGCTACATCTGGCGACAGTATTGACGTGTGCTTCCCGCAAGCCGAACTTGGCTCTGTTGCCACCACATATCAGCCCATCACCACCGTGGATGCCGGGGTCATAGCGCGTTTTCCTAACGCCACTCTGTATCAGGACAACCTCGGGGTTTCCCCCGTCACCACCCCCGGTCAGACTGTTGGGCTTATGCTGGACAAGTCGAAGGGCTTGGTTCTGGGGAGTGAATTGCGCGGCTCTGGTGTGACGGCCATTGTCGGGACGGCAACCGCCGCAACCTACAACACAACGACTGGTGTGGGGACGGTTACGCGGGTTGACGCCAGCAACCAATCGTTCGTCCAATGGACGGGCCTTAGCGCGGGCTACTGCAAAGTTACGATCACATGCACCAGCGGTTTTATCGGTGTTCGCGCGGGTAGCTTTGGTGGCGCGCTTATCACAATATTTGCTGGCGACATTACGACGATCTACACCCCTATCGGGGGCGGGTCTGTCACGATTACATCTGGCGGGGGCTTCGCTGGATTTACCCTTACGTCCATCAAAGAACTCCCCGGCAACCACGCCGTGCAAGCGACCGCAGCCTCTCGGCCCCTCTACGGTATCGTACCTCGCGGGGGTAGGCGGAATTTGCTGACCTTCTCGCAAGATTTCGAGAATGCGGCTTGGCTAAAAGACACCGCAACTGTCTCTGCAAACACTACCGTCGCCCCCGATGGCACCATGACTGCGGACACTCTGACTGGGGTTTCTGGCCTCTTCAGAGCGTACCAGATTATCTCACCTATCCTTAACGGCGTACCGTATACCCTGTCAGCTTACGTCAAACAGGGGACCAGCCCCACCATAGGTTTCGACTTTATCAACGTGGCTTCTGGGCCGACCTTCACCTTTGCCACGGCATCATGGTCGGCGGGCGGTGGATTTACCACCACAGTGCAGGATGTCGGGAACGGCTGGTATCGCATCAGTGCCACCGCACTTTCAAACACCACAAACGGTGGCCCCGGCTGGCGCGTCTCTGGAACTACTACGGCTTTCATCTGGGGCGCTCAGATGGAGCAATCCGCCATAGTTACTCCCTACCAGCGCGTCACAACTCAATACGATGTGACCGAGGCGGGCGTGCAATCGCTGTCGTATCTCGCGTTTGATGGGGCAAGTGACAGCATGTCAACCGGCACTATTACGCCGGGGACGGACAAGGTTCAGGTGTTTGCTGGGGTAAGGAAAAATACCGATACTGCGCTTGGGATTATTACAGAGTTTAGCCCGGCAGCAGACAATGGGGGCTTCTATCTGGCAGGCCCCAGACAAAACGGATTGGCAAACTACGGTTTCAACTCTGGTGGGACGATGCGGTTGGACGCTACAACCGCCAACACGTTCACGGCCCCTTTGACAAGTATACTCACAGGCATCGCAAGCATCTCGGAAGACATTTTGAGATTGCGGGTCAACGGTGTTCAAGCAGTTGAAACGACTACCGATCAAGGGGCCGGAAACTACAATGCCTACCCCTTATACGTCGGCGCACGCGCAGGATCGACATTGTTTTTCAACGGCCAACTCTTCGGCCTTATCACCCGCTTCGGCCCGAACCTCGCCAGCACCAACATCAACGCCACTGAATACTGGCTCAACGAAAAGACCGGAGCATTCTGATGACTAGGATCACAGCCGCCGCACCCGAAGCCCTCGTCAGCGACAGCAACAACCTCGCCATGTGCCTCGCCTTCAGCGTGGCGGACGGCCTGACCTACACCGGCCTTAACTGGACGGACGCGGACGGCAACCTCTACGCCGCAGCCTCGTGGGAAGCCCGTGAGGAGTGGGTACAGGCAGCGTCACAGCCCCTACAGCGACCGTCCTGGGACGTAGACGAAGTGATCGACATGGACGCCGCAGAACGCGCTCAAACCGCTCTGGTGTTCTCGTTGGGGCCTGTACCAGCAATGCCAGACCAGCTTACTGCACTAGGCGGACCTGACGCTGTAGCTGCCCTGGCCCTCATGGGGCTGACTCCATTTTCCGTCGAATGACATAGGGTTACAATGGCACTGACGTTCATCAATCTATGCAATAAGACGCTTCTGCGTCTGAATGAAGTTGAGATCCAGGCCCCTGACTTCCCTTCGACGAGGGGTATTCAGTCTCTGGTGAAGGACGCAGTTCGTAACGCTATTGCCACCATTAACCAGTCTCAGTTTGAATGGCCGTTCAACGCTGCCGAAGAGTCCCGTGATCTTACTACAGGTCAGACTGAGTATACCTACCCGTCCACGTTTCAAAGCATTGACTGGAACAGCTTCCAGATCATCCCGTCTGTGGGTGAGGCTACACGCAATAGTCGCCTCGTCTATATCGACCGTGATGTGTGGTACGAGAACTACCGTGATGCTGATGATGATGCAGGGGCTGCTGGTATTGGCATCCCACGCTTTGTCTTCCGCGCGCATGGTAATGGCTTCGGGGTATCCCCGTCACCTGATCTACCGTACCGAATTCAGTTCCGCTATTTTCTCAATTTCATTCCTCTTGAGAATGCTAGCGATACCACCACGATCCCAGATGATTTCGAGAGGGTGATCGTAGACGGTGCGTTGTACTACATGTACACCTTCAAGGATAACATGGACAATGCTTCTGCTGCCTACGATGTCTTCCAGCAAGGCATGAAGTCTCTCCGTACCATCTACATCAATACCTACGACAGCATCCGTGATACCCGGATCAACTTCGGTGGTGGTGGTTTGTACTGATGCCGGATAAGATCCAATCATTCAAGCTAGTCTGCCGGGGTGGTCTCAACTATAATGAGAACCATCTGGATCTGTCTGAGAACTTCCCTGGTGGTGCCACTAGGCTGGTCAATTACGAGCCATCGATGTTCGGTGGGTATCGTCGCATTGAGGGCTTCTCTCCGCTCAGTGCAGACTTCCCTAACGTCGGCAATGCTCTCGGCGAGGGACGGATCCTTTGCGTGGCGGTATTCCGCAATGAGCATCTGGGTGATCCGTACATCATCGCTGCCCGTAAAGACACTGGGGTTAATGCCTACAGCTTCTGGAAACTGAACCCGCTCACTGGCTGGTCCAAGATGACCACTGGCTTCACCAGGTTGTTCACAGCTGGTGGCCGTACCGTTACGAAGATCCGGCATGTCCAGTTTGATTTCGGTACCGGTAGCACGATTGCCTTCGCTGATGGGGTTAACAAAGCCATCGTATTCAATGGTACCAACTGGTATCAGATTGCTTCGACGGGTACTGGTGGACCATCATCTGCTGGTGGGGATCAGGCAGTTAACGCCCCTGCGATCATCGACGTATTTGAGAACCACCTGTTCATCGGTGGAGATCCTACCAGCAATTCCCTGATCGTACATTCTGCACCTAGAGATCCATTGACCTTCACGGCTGCAGCTGGTGCTGGTCAAATCCCAGTTGGGTTCAAGGTCGTCCAGTTCAAGCCATTCCGAGATAACCTGTTCGTCTTCGGTAGCAACGGGATCAAGAAAGTTAGCCCGGACGTAACCGCTGGGTTCCTGCTGGACCAGGTCACAGCTAACGTCGGCTGCATTGCCCGTGATAGCGTGATGGAGATTGGTGGGGATCTGGTCTTCCTGGCTCCAGATGGTATTCGCCCAGTGGCAGGTACGTCTCGTATCGGTGACGTGGAACTGGAGACCATCTCCAAGTCGATCAAGGGTCTGGTCCTCGACTACATCAAGTCATTCAACAAGGATGATCTGAACGGGGTTGTGGTACGATCCAAATCACAGCTGCGGTATTTCTTCGGCGATGATGCTCAACAGACGACCAACAGCGTTGGCATCATCGGTGGACTGACTGACCAGGGTGGATCTATCGGATGGGAGTACGGACAGCTTCTCGGTATCCGTGCCAGCTGCTGCACCTCTGAGTACATCGAAGGTGAAGAGTACGTCCTGCATGGTGATTACGATGGCGTAGTCTATCGTCAGGAATCCGGTACCACGTTCAATGGTCAGGACATCGCAGCCATTTACTCCACTCCGTATCTCGACTTCGGTGATACCGAGATCCGCAAGACCCTGCACAAGATCAATACCTTCATCCGTGCTGAGGGTCCGTTCACGATGAACATCTCGTTGTCCTACGACTGGGACGACAGCAACACCGCCAGACCCGCATCTTACTCTCAGACATCTGATGGCGCTCCAATCGTCTATGGCGGTAGCAGCATTACCTACGGTGCAGGGGATAGCGTTAAGTGGGGCGGTAGTACGAAGCCAGTGCTGCTGTCTGATATTCAAGGGTCTGGTTTCTCAACCCGGGCCACATTCGTAACCATAGGAGACTACGAGCCTTACTCTATCCAAGGCCTGGTCTTTGAATTCGCTGTCGCAGGGAGACGTTAAATGGCTGGCTATACCCGCCAATCAATCGCAGACATTGTTAACGGTCTAGACATCACGGCTCCTCCGCTGACCGCCGAGTTCAACCAGATCGATGCTGCCTTCAATGGCACCACAGGTCACACTCATACTGGTGGCACCGGCAATGCCCCCAAGATCAACTTGGCCACGTCTGTGCAGGGTTATCTGCCTGCAGCTAATGGTGGTCTAGGTGGCATCAACAAGATCGATGCTACGGTAGCCCCAGCCACTACGAACGATAACTTGCAGGGTTATGTCCCAGGTTCGATCTGGATCAACATCACCAATGGCCGTACCTATCGCTGTATCGGCAATGCCACCAATGCTGCAGTCTGGCGTGAGGAAGTCCACGCTACTGGTGGCACCGCTGATGTGAACATCGCAGGTAACGTCACTGCAGCCACCGGTACGTCTTCGTTCACTAACCTGGTGGTCACCGGCTCCCTGGACATGTCTTCGGCTACCGCCGCGACGGTTACCGGTCTGAGTACACCTGTGAGTGCCACAGACGCTGCTACCAAGGCTTACGTCGATACTGCTGATGCTCTGAAGCTGAACCTCTCTGGCGGTACCATGTCCGGTGCCATCGCTATGGGGAACAACCGGATCACTGGTCTGGGTACGCCTACAGCGGCGAGTGATGCCGTCACCAAGAGCTACACTGATGCCGTCGCTGGGTCTGCCCAGGCTGCGTCTGATGCTGCGGCTGCTGCATCGGCTGCTGCTGCCAGTATCAACCTGTCGAGCATCGCCATCACTGGTGGTACGATCACCGGCATCACAGACCTGGCAATAGCGGATGGTGGTACTGGTGCGTCCAGTGCGTCCGCTGCCCGTACCAATCTGGGTCTCGGTACGATCTCTACGCAGGCCTCTACCTCCGTGTCGATCACTGGGGGCAGCGTCACCGGCATCACGGATCTGGCCATCGCTGACGGCGGTACCGGAGCATCCACTGCAGCAGACGCCCGTGCCAATCTTGGTTTGGGTACGATCTCAACTCAGGATGCTAACTTTGTGTCGATCATCGGCGGTAGCGTCACCGGTATCGTTGACTTAGCGGTAGCCGATGGTGGTACGGGGGCATCTACGGCTGCAGGAGCCTTGACCAACCTAGGCCTCACCGTACCTGCGTCTGAGATCAACGTGCTTGGGTCTTTGTCTGGTAATGCTGGCAAGGCGCTTAGGGTCAACGGTGCTGCTACTGGTGTGGAATGGGCTTTACCAGTTCAGACTGCTTATCAGGCGTTCACCTCGTCAGGTACATGGACGAAGCCCGCCAACTGCACGATGGTCTATGTTGAATGCATTGGCGCGGGCGGGGGTGGGGCGAACCTCACAGCCTATCCAACTAGTACTTACTTCGGGGGTGGATCTGGGGGGGGCTTCTCGTCTGGTGTATTGCGTGCCTCTGACCTGGCCGCAACTGTAACGGTAACTGTCGGGGCTTTTGGCGCGGGTGCGGCGAACGGTATCAATGGCTCTGGAGCGGACGGGGGTAGTTCCACCTTTGGTAGCCACCTTCTTGCTTATGGTGGCGGGCAGGGTACCATTGGCAACAGCGGCACAGCTGTAACAAACACTGGCGCATCGACTGCTGTCATTGACCCTGCTAGCCCGGGTACATGGCCAATTGATGGGTCAGGCGGTGGGGTCGGTACAATGATCGGGCCGGGAGGAAACGCACTATTCGGCGGTGGTGGCGGTGGTGGTGGGTCTGCAATGGGAGGGCAGGCTGGTGGCGTGTCTCAGCACCACGGCAATGGTGGGTCCGGAAACTCGACAGCAAACACCAAGGCTAGCAATGGAACAGCCCCAGGCGGCGGTGGCGGCGGGTCTACCGGCAACGGCGGCGGCGGCGACGGCGCACGTGGCGAAGTCAGAATTTGGGCGTGGTGAGATAAATGGCAAAGTATGCAATCATCCTCGACGGCCTTGTCGTCAACATGGCGGAGTCTGATTCCGCCCTTGAAGCCAATTGGGTGGAAGCCGGTGACGCGCAAATCGGCTGGTCCTATGACGGGGAAGCCTTCACAGCCCCTCCACCGGATAACAGTGATGCGGCTATCACCGCAGAACGCGAAAGGCGCATCGCTGGAAACTTTACCTTCAACGGTGTGGCTTATGATTTCGACGCGGAGTCGAAAAGCCGTATCACAGGCATGGCCACGCTTGCAGGCTTTTCGGTATCGAACGGAACAGAATGGCCCACGGACTTTGCGTGGATTGCCGCAGACAATAGCTTCGTGCCGATGGACGCCGTGACTTGCTTCTCCTTTGGTCAGGCTGCTGCCACGCATGAAGCTGGGCATATCTTCGCAGCCCGTGCCATCAAAGACGCCATCCCTCGTCCTATCGACGTTACTGATGATGCGCTCTGGCCCTAAACCTAATACTGCTTGCCCAGGATTAGTTGCGGTAGTATACTTACCGTTAACAGAAAGCCCCCGGACATATGCAGTACAAAGACGCAATCCTAGCGGGATTGTACCTATTCGGTAAGTCAGATTTCCACAGACATTACACGATATCTGACTTCAACAACTACCTCATCTTCCCGCTACTTCATCACAAAGTCCACCTATTCTACGATGGTGACCTACCAGTCGGTATTATGACTTGGTGCTGGTTCACCGACGAAGAAGCCAAAGACTTCCTCAATGAGCAATGGGTTCCATCTGAGAAAGCCTATAGTCGGAACACCGGAGACCAGCTGTGGGTGATTGAGATAGTCTCAACTCATGGACAAGCTACCAAGATGGTACGGTTCATCCGCCGCAAACTAGCTGAACTGTATGGAACAGGCGGCATAGCTTATTTCCGTCGCAGCCATTCCCCACAAAAACTACATGCTCGGAGGTTCTGATGAGCGGCACGCCAAATAAAAGTACTGTTGTTGCATCCCAAGGTCTAGGCTCTAGCCAGTTCAATACGCTGGCCTCTGCTCCTGCTGCGGGTGTGGTTGAAGATACTGGGCTGAAAGACCTGTCTACGCAAATAGGCATTGGCTACACCAACAGCATGAACGAGCTTAACTCGCTCGGTACGGCACAGAAAGCTGGCTTTGCCAAAGTAGGTAACCAGATCACCGATACAAGCAATGTTCTCGGTACTAAGGTCGATAGCGTAGGTACCCAAGTCGGACAGGTAGATCAGAAGGTTGGCCAGGTTGGTACAGCTGTCACGAACCTGAACACCAACATGGAGTCCGGTTTCAAGGACACCAACGCTAACCTCAATGCTCGTACCAATGCCTTGTACGACAATCAAACCGAAGGCTTCGCTGGTCTTGCTGGCATGGTGAATACCGGGTTTCAGACTGGTGCGAACCAGCTTACGGAATACCAGAAAGCTATCATGCAGGGGCAAGGTAAGCTTAACGATGCGCTGACTGCTTCCAGTACCAAGCAGGATACCTACTACACGGGTCTTGCTGCGGGTCAGACAGATATCCGTGGGGCTGTTGGTGGCGTCCAGACTGGCCTCAATGACTTCACTAATCAGTACACCAAGGATGCAGCTCAGGATCTGTCTGATCGTAAAGATCTCATGGCTGGACTGACCAATTCCACGGCTATGGTCCGTAGTGACATCGGTCGTACTGCAGATGCCACTCAGAGAAGCCTCATGCAGTCCGTGGGTGGCGTTGCTGCTGCTCCGGTACCCTCCCCAGCCCCTGCTCAACCTGGTACCGTAGCGGCCCCCGTTGGTGGCTTTGTGGAGCCTGGTCCTAACGAGACTGTTCAGATGGTTAACTCCCTGAACAATGCCCGCAATATCCTGACCACAATGGGTGATCGTCTCGACCCTGCTATGCGTAACCAATACGCAGAACTGGTCTCCGCCTTTGATAATCGGGGCCAGCTTATCTCCCAAGCTATCGATCAATCCGGTGCGTTCGTATCTCGGATGATGGACGGACAGAATAACCTGATCGTCAATAAGTTCAACGGTAGCGGACAGCCGCTTGGCCGTATCGGGTTCAACGTAAATCAGATGCTGGCAGCTGCGGATTCATTCGGTGCAAATGCCCAGCCTGCAGCCACCGGCTTCATGGGATAATAGATGTCAAAGTATACCGTCTCATCTACCGGCGTTGAACTGGTCAAGAAGTTTGAGGGGCTGCATCGTCTCGGTAAGGATGGCCTTATCCGTGCGTACCGTTGCCCTGCTGGCCGCTGGACCATTGGATATGGCCACACCAAGGGTGTCCGCTCGGCTATGACGATCACCCAGGCTGACGCTGATAGGATGCTCCTTGAGGATCTTGGAGAGTTTGCAGCTACAGTTGAGCGTGTGGTTACGGTTGATCTGTCGCAGAACCAGTTCGATGCTCTGGTCTCCTTGGCCTATAACATCGGTGCTGGTGCCTTCACTAAATCGACGCTGCTGAAGACGCTGAATGCCGGTAAGTATAGCTCCGTGCCTGAACAATTCATGCGGTGGAATAAAGCCACGGTAGAAGGCAAGCTACAGCCTTTAGAGGGCCTCACACGGCGTCGTACAGCTGAGGCTGCATTGTTCTCTATGGATACGAAGTTCGCCGGTAATGGTGGCCCTAAGATGCCCCAGAAGCCTGTAGCAACTGCCCCCAAACCATTGACCAAATCCCGTACCATGCTGGGTGCTTCAATCGCTGGTACAGCCACCATCATCGGCACTGTGGCTGAAGAGGTTGAGGGTTTGATCACCTATTCGGAGAGCCTCAAGATCATCTTCGTTGTGATCACCCTGCTTGGTATCGGACTTGCTGCCTATGCCCGCTGGGATGACCATCGCCGTGGTGAACGCTGATGATCCGTCTCAAGGATGCAATCATTGCAATCGTGCTGGCCTTAGGTCCGGTGCTGTACATGCTCGGAACCTTTGGCGGTAAGCGTACAGCGAAGCTTGATAAGTACAAACACGACGCTGACCAGAGTGAAAAGCTGGCTAAGTTTCAAACACGGATGTCAAAGCATGATGCTCAGATTGGCGCTTTCCGTTCCCGTGATCCTCTTATTGAACGGCTGCGTAGGGATGGTCTCTAGGCCAATCATCTACTGCCCACCGGTACGAGATTACGACACGATGTTTAATGAAGAACTAGCGGACGAAGTCCAGAGCTTACCTTCCCACGCTACGGCGATACCGGAAGCCCTCGGTGATTATGTGGACTTGCTTGATCGCATCCGCCGCTGCGAAGACGAGAGGGATAAGTTCTGATGGCTGCGTACAAAGACTTAAAAGATAGGATCGATGGCGGTGGACCCGGTAAGTCTGGTGGGGCTTACTCCGGTGGCGGTGCGTTGTCTAATGTTGCCAATAAGCTGACCAATAACAATGGTACTGGGTCCAGTGGTACCTCTGGCAGTTCTAGGAACGTCGGTAGCAACCTTCCAGGTGCAACTCGCCCACGGGCCAGAGGTCAATCTGACGCCGACTATCAAAGGCAGCTGAACAAAGATACCCAAGGCAGGGGTGCTACGCTCGTTGCAGGCAAGGATCTGGCATTCGCCACTAAGAACCCGAACACCACGATTACTGAGCAGCAGTACAATGCCGGTAAGGCTGTCAGTAAGGTAATGAGCATCATCGGTGGCCCCCTTGGTCTGGGTGTCCGTGCCATTACTGAACTGCAGCGTCGTGGTATCCTGCCTGCCAGTGCTAATCCATCTCAGTATGCCTCATCCGGTGGTGGTAGCGATACGGAGAAGCGGATCGATGCTATCCTTAGCGACCCAGCACAGAATGACGCACAGAAGAATGCAGCGATCAACAACCTACTCTCGGGTGAGGTCAATGCCGCTGATGCTATGTCGTCGGTACAGCCGCTAGCTGATGCTGTTTATAATCGTCCCGGTGCAGTCAATCCATCTGCGGTATTCGATAGCCCTGAGACCTTCCTCAAGGGGATGACGCTAGGTACGCAGATCCCTACGATGGATCCTAACGCTCCTGGTACCGTTCTTAATCCTGCCGACCCCCGGTATGCGGTAGATGCAGATGGTCTGAACGTCACTGCAGCTGTGGTCTCGGATACCGCTGTAGCCCCTACAATGGCTCCTAAGCCTGTATCAACCTACGCTGCAGCAACCACTTTCGATGATGTAGTCAATAAGGGCCAGGCCACTGCACAGCAGGGCAGGGTCAGTGATGCTGCAGTGATCAATGCCGAACAGCTGGATGCCCAGGGTACGGCCACCGGCATGAACGCTGACGGTAGCGTGAACTATACCGGTGTGGCCCTGAACAGCGCCAAGACGCAGGGTATGCAGATCATCGATACCTCGACTGTGGCTGGTCGCTTGCTTGCACAGGAACTGGGTGAGGGGAACTACACGGACGGTAAGGCTACCGTACAGGGTCAGCTGGACATCCTGTCTAAGCAGTTCGTGGACCCTGCCACAGGTGAGCCAAAGATCCCCAGCTGGGCTTCAGGTGTGGCTCGTAACGTCTCCCGTATCGCTGCCTTCAAGGGCATGACCGGCACTGCAGCTACCGCAGCGATGGCTACGGCTATCATGGAAGCAAGTCTGCCGATTGCGGCACAGGATGCACAGTTCTTCCAGACCCTGACTGTGACCAACCTGAACAACCGTCAGCAGATGGCTGTCCAGAAGGCCCAGGTCATGGCTAACCTGGATCTGGCCAATCTTGATGCTCGTATGACTGCAGCTGTCGAGAACTCCAAAGCCTTCCTCGCTATGGACCTGGCTAACTTGGACAATCGTCAGCAGACCGAGATGGTGAACACTCAAGCCCGGGTGCAGTCGATCCTTGAGGATGCCAAGGCTGAGAATGCCTCTCGTCTGTTCGCAGCTGAGAGCCAGAACGACTTCACCAAGTTCTACGATAACCTGAATACGCAGATCTCGCAGTTCAATGCTGTCCAGACGAATGAGATGAACCGGTTCAACGTCGGTGAGATCAACAATACTGCTCAGTTCAATGCCACGATGGAGAACCAGCGTGAGCAGTTCTACAAAGAGATGCAGTACAACATTGATCTGTCCAATGCTCGTTGGCGTCAGACTGTAGCCACCACCAATACTCAGATGAAGTTTGAGGCTGCTCGTACTGACGTACAGAACATGGTGAACCTGTCCAATGAAGCCATGACCCGGATGTGGGATCGTGAAGATGCCTTGCTGGATTACGCATGGAAGTCGAATGACAACGCACTGGATCGGAATGTTACGATCTACGGGTACGACAAAGGCTTCGAAATCAATAGCCGTGAACTTGATAACGAAGAATCTGCAGCCAAGGGTGCGGGTATCTTCGAATTGGCTAAGACGGCATTCGATGTCGGCGATAAACTGAATTGGTGGTGAGATGAACTTTCGAGACGCAGTCACGCAATCAGTCCGTCAGTACTACGACGGTACTCTCCCAACGGAAGCTATTGAGCAGTCGGACGAAGAGTTCGTCTACACTCTAGAGTTTTTCGATCAGCTTCTCGCCAAGGACAAGAAGAATGAAGCAGCCACAAAAAAGAAGTAGTCCCCGCTTTGATGGCCCCATCCCTGGTGAAAACTTCACTTCGGATACCCGGAATTACCCCTGGCATCGACCACCGGATGAAGCGGATTATGTGGCTGCAGTTGATCGTATGATCAAAGCTATCGCCAAGCCTGAGAAGCTGTCCACCGTATTCACGGCATTGGAAGATGGAGATACCATCATCGATGTGGTTGTGGGAGCATTGCGCCTGAACATCGCCAATGGTCGCTACCCTATCGATGTGGCTATCCTGGCAGCGGGTCCGGTGGTCAAGTACATCGAAACTATGGCCACCAAGCACGACATCAAGTTTGAGCGTGGATGGCAGCAGAAACCTACTCTCCTGACCAAAGCTCGTCTGGATGCAGTTCGTGGCAAGAACGCTGTCGAGGCTGTCGAAGAGCCAGTTGAAGGTGAACCCGTAGCACCAGTTGATGGTCTGATGGGCATGACGGATGAGCCTGTATCGCCTGACGTGCAAAGCACGATGCTGGGCTACGGCGATGAGGAGCAACTGGCATGAGTATGGTATTCGCAGGCTTCATGGCCGCAGCCAAGGATGACCGTATCCGTCGTGAAGACCTGAAGAACGAGCAGGATAAAGAGGAACGGTCGTGGCAGAAGCAGCTGGACCTTCTCGACATCACTGATCGTAAGCAGCAGGAGATCATCGACCGTAAGCTGGGCAAGGATACCGATGGCGTCATGACGATGCTCGGCCTTGATCCGACCATGCGCGGTGACGTGGCCAAGATGGTCGATACTGTTGGCGTCGAGAGCTTCGTATCGATGTACAACAGCGGTACCTTGTCTCTGCGCGGGTCTCTGTCCAGTACGGAGAGTAGCGGCAACATCGATGCTTTCCGTACCAACAAGGATGGGAAATCATACGGCGGCGAGTTCCAGATGGGACCGGATCGTCTGACTGATTACAATCGGGCAAACGGTACCAACTGGACCCCACAGGCGTTTGCTGCTGCGAGTGCGGAAGAGCAGGGTCCAGTCAACGATTGGCACTTCGCCGACATCGATAGCTTCATCAACGAGAATGGGCTGGACAAGTACGAAGGTAAGGTCATTGGCGGCGTAGAGATGACCAGATCCGGTATGATCGCTATGGCTCACCTTGGTGGTCAGACCGGAATGAAGAAGTTCCTTGAGACCAATGGAGCGTACAACAAACCCGACGAGCTTGGTACGACCCTGTCGAAGTACGCTCAGATTCACGGTGGAAAGACTGTCGATACAGCCTACGCCCCTGAAGGCTTCAACCTGGACGATGCCAAAGCTGATCCTGCTGAGAGCAAAGTGACATTCGGTGAAGACAACCAGATGAAAGACTTGGGCTTCGCTGGTCTGTCGATGGGTGAAGAGCCTGTGGATGCAACTTTGTCCACAAAGTCTGAGCTTGTGACTGAGCAGCCTAATCCTGCTGATACCGGCCCTCTGCGCTTTGAGTACAATAAGCCTCTGCCCTTTGACATCGAAGAGATGATCAAGACTGCGACCACTGAGAAAGAGGTCGTGGCTCTGGAGAACTCGGTTCAATACAACACCCAGGCTACCCCGGAGCAGAAGGAGATGATCCTGTCTGCACTGGCACAGCATCGTCAAGAAATCGCCGCACTGGAAGACAATTCGGCGATGGGTGCATGGGATCCGGCTACGTCCCCGTCGAAGATCCTTAGCGATATCACGACTGTCGAGAAGGCCATCGCTACCGAAGAGTCGATCAAAGCCAACCCCACGATCCCTGACGACCAGAAGGCCGCTATGCTGGGCCAGATCGTTGGTCTGAAGGATCGCCTGGCTGCAGCTGACGTGAACGGTACGAGCTTCGATCCGAACAAGCAGGTTGCTACCCTCATTGCTGGGGTAACGTCTGTGGACGATCTCCTCGCTGCCAAGACGGCTATCTCAGGTGATCCTCGTATCCCCCAAGAGATGCGTGATGCTGCCCTGGGCCAGCTGAATGGGCTTCAGACGCAGCTGACTGATCGTGAGGTGGCCAAGGCTGAACAGAGCGGGGATCCCCTCAGCTTCGTGCCTCTGGGTTCCAATGGCATGTACGACAGCGCCAATACGGTGACCGTGGTGAAGCGTGACGGTCAGTGGGTGGACGCAGGTACCAATGAGCCTGTGGATGCCACCAACGGGCGTCTCCTGCCCCCTGAGACGGCACTGGATGTGGTCAAGCAATACAACGATGAATTCGGTGAGGTTGCAGCTACCGTATCCAAGGGTGCGAACGGTGTCCGTGACCTTCTGAAGTATCGTGAGTTGGTGATCGCCAATCCTGCAGCTGTGAACCGGTACAGCAAGCTGTTCGGCTCTGTCCTGGGCGAGGGTGAGGCAGCTGTCTCCACCCTCAGGTCTCTGATCAAAGCGGATGGTTCGTACAACTACGGCTTTGAAAGCCAGAAGCTCAATTCGATCAAGGATCTGACTTCTGCGGATAAACTCATCGCTGCAGCCCAGCTTCGTGCAGCCTACGGTCTGGCGTCCATTCGTGGATCGTCAGGTCAAGGTCTGTCCGATACGGAACTGCGTCTTAACCTTGGCTCCCTGGGGGCTGAGGTCAGTGATCCGGGTAAGGTCATCGGCATGATCAACGCTGAGATCTCGTCGGTGATCCCGATGGTGGAAACCAACCGTGCTGCTCAGATCGACAGCGTCATGACTGATACTGCTATGGCTGAGAGCTTCAAGACCAAGCCCTTCGGTATGCCGTTTGAGCAGTTCCTGCAGACCCAGCTGCAGCCTCAGGAACTGGAACAGCTTGGCATGGCTCTGTCCGATGACCGTAGCTACGCCAATGTCGAAGCCCAGGTGACCGGTGGCGGTGGCTTCAAGGCTGTAACATCTGAAATGGTCGCAGCGGACCCGCGACTAGCCCCGTATGAGGGACAGAACATCAAAGCGGTCAAGCGCAATGGCCAGATCCAGATCGTTGTGGAGGGTCAGGAATGAGCGGGTTCACTGAAGAGGAACTGAAAGCTCTCGGCATGACTGTCGAGGGTGATGACGCTGCTGACCTGGTCTCCAAGTTCGGTATTCCTCTGGAAGACCTAGATGCGGCTGAGGTGCCTGCTGAAGATGTCCCTGTGGCTGCTCCCCAGGCCACGCTGAAGCCATCGTATGACAGTGCGATGTTTGACGGCATGAAGTTCGAAGATGCCATGCAGCGGTACTCTGAGATCCTCAAAGATCCCGATGTTACCGCGCCTGTTGGTGGTGCTGGGTACGCTTTCTACACGGACCCTGAGACCCAGGAGAAGACCTACATCTCCCCGCCTGACATCAGTTATTTCCGGCCTGGTGAAGGCTTGATGAGCATGGCTCAGAACGGTTTGACTCAAGGTCTCATCGATACCTTCGAACCCCGTGCCAAGACAGACGCAATGGATAAGTTGGCTCTGGGCGCTACGGAGAGTGCCGGTGACGCTGCAGAGATGGTTGCAGCTGGCGTGGATAAGGTAGCCGGTACTAACCTCTCAGAGACCGTGGATAAGGCCACGCCTGACGTGGATACCGGATCGGACCTTACCGATGCCTTGATCGCAGATGGCGGTCCAGCACTGCTTGCAGCCTTCTCTGGCGGCATGATGGCCAAGAATGCTCTGGCAGCTGCTCTGCCGGTGGCCAAAGACGCCGGTACAGCGGTCAAGCTGCTTACGGATACTATCAAGGCTGTCGGCATTGCTACGACCTCTGAGGTGGCTGCAGCGTCCACTGTGGGGACCAATGAAGGTACGATCTTCATGGGTGATACCGCGATCATGCCTTTGCTCAAGGGTGTGGATCTCGGAGATAGCCGTGCTGATGCGGTTATCGAACAGCGCCTGAATACTCTGACTGAAGGTCTGTTCCTGGGCAGTGCCATCGCTGGTGTCGCCACCACGTCCAAGGCTGTTGGTAGCTTCGCTGTGCAGATGACGGTGGCTCCTGCTCTCACTGTGCTGCGTGGAGAGCCTGCAATTGAGCGTCGTATGTACGACGAGATCATGTCCAAGCTGGTGAACATCACGGATGCCAGCACACCTGAAGAGATCGCTGCAGCCCGTCGTGAGATCGCCCGGGTGGTCAACGAGAACAAAGAAGTTACCGTCCGTCTGATGCAGGATGCTGACCAAAGCAAACCTATCCAGCTGGACACAGTATCAGCCTTGCTTCGTGGCATCGATAACCCTGAACAGTACAACCGGGCTGTCGGTATCCGTGCCGGTCAGCTGAACCAGGGGGCAATGTCACCTCAGCTGAATGCTGCCATCCAACGACCTAAAGCTGAACTTGCGGCGGAAACTGATGCGTATCTCCGTTCAGTTGGCGGGGATACTCCTGCTGATCAGACCGCTGCTATGGGCGTCTCTGCCGAAGAGTTTGCTGATCAGGGTCGTCGTACTGTCGATGATCTCGGTGGTGCCTTGAGCAAGGCCCAGGCTGACTACGATGCCAGTGTGGCCAAGCTGCTGGACGGCTACGCACAGGATGTGGAGTTCGGCCAGAAGGTCATGGATCTTGAGGGCAAGGTCGGTACGGAAGTTGTGACCCCTCGCGCTAACAGCCTGACCTCTATTCAGGACGGTCTGCGTACTGGTTACGAGACGATGAAGGCTCAGAAGGATGTCCTGTATGCTTCAGTGGACGGGGGGCAACTCGACGTAGATCTCCTGCTGCAGCCTCTGGACGATATCCTTGAGATTGAGAACATCTCCAAGGCTGGCGTGGCAGTGAAGTCGAACAGCCCGCTGCGTAAGCTGCTCACGATTGCACAGCGTCGGCAGGTTGAGGATGTCGGTCCTAACGGTCAGCCGATTATGCGGTCTGAGACTGACGCTGAACGCAGCCTACGGGTGACCGATACCTTCTCTCAGAACGGGATAGACTTCGGCTTCCTGTATCGCCAGATCCGTCCTGAATTGAGCCTTGCTGCATCCAACCTGTACGATGCTCAGATGCCAGCTGCCGGTCAGCAGGTACGGGATCTGGTGCATTTCATCGATGGTCCGATGATCGATTCCGTGCGGGCTACCGATCCGGATGTAGCTCAAGCTGCAGAAGCTGCACGAGACTACTACAAGAACGAGTTTGCCCCGATCTGGCGGTCGCAGGGCAAGATGCAGGAGTTTGCTGAACTGTACGATGGCACCATCGGCAGGACTGATGGTACGGATCTCACTTCCCGTATCGATGGCACTGGCTTCTCTGAACGTGGCTTCCGTGAACAGGACTACGTCGGCACCACAAACATCCTGAACAGCGGTAACCCTGAAGAAGTCCGTAACCTGGCAGAAGTTCTGAATTCCAACCGTCCTGACAGTGCTGAAGACATCATGGACTACATGATCTTCGATGCGATTGAGAAGATGTCCAAGGGCGGTAATCTGGAAGACCTGGACGTGGCTGGGATCACGTCTGCCCTGCGCCAGAACGCTATGGCCCTCAATGAGGTCTTCCCTCAGAAGGCAGGTACGGTGAATGCGTTCCTGGCCCAGCTGGATGCAGCGGGAAAGGACAAGGCGAAGCTGAAGGCTATCGTCGATTCCACCGCAGAACGGGCCAAGATCGCCAAGGATGAGGTGATGCAGTCCGAACTGCGGTTCTTCATCAATGACCACCCCTGGGCGGCTATGGGAACCACGTCCAACCCGTATGAAGCTTTCAGGCAAGTCTTCGGCAGCAAGGAAGGTACGGCACGGGTATCGAACCTGATGGACGCTGTGAATGCCCTACCACCAGGTCGTCAGGATGCTGTCCGTAACGGGATGGAGACTGCCTACTTCAAGTACATGCAGGAAAACCTGTTTGGTTCCAAGCTGGATGCCGGTGGTGAGCCTGCCATGAAAAGCGGTGTCGTCCAGAAGACCAACGAGGAACTGCGAAACGATCTGCTCGTCGGTCGCGCGCTATTCGCGGATAAGCCAGAGGTCATGGAGGCACTTACCGCTCTGATGGAGACAGCTAACTTCATTGAACGAAACAAGTCCGCTACACCTATCACATCGATGTCCCCCACAGCCTTCAACCAGGAAGCTATGAAGTCCGTACAACGGTCGATCTACATGACTGTGGGTCCGCTGAACCGCCTTGGTACGCAGATCCGAAGCTTGTCTGGTATGGTCTTCGATAAGATGGATGCGACCGGCAAGTCCAAGGTTCTGATGGACCGGATGTTCGCAGATCCTGAGTACTTCATGACGCTGGCCCGTCGCTTCGGTGATACTCCTGACAACGAGTACTATGCCAAAGCTTTCGCTGACTACATCGTGCGAGGCGATCCTCGGGGTCTAGGTCAGGCTGCGATGGATACGACTTCGGGGCTTCGTCCTATCGACGAGGTAAACCGGGCTATCCTTAGTCGAGGGGCAGTCTCGGGCTATCTCAAGACGGATCGGGATGATCCGAATGCTGAAGCTAGTAAGGTCGATTCCGCATTTCCAGACTTCCTCACCCCTGATTTCCTACAGGATGAACTGGATGCTATGGGCCAGGCTGTGAACGGTGTCCGTGGCGCTCTTGAAGAGGAAGTACCGGAAGGGTTCCGTTAGAAATAAGATAGCCCCGCCAGAGACCAATCCAGCGGGGCTTAACCTAACAGAGAAGAGGCGACCAAACCCCTTCCTTGCCAACTATGTAAGACATTGAAGCCTCTGGGTCAAGTAGCCCGGGGGCTTTCTTCTTTGATAAAGGCACGAATCCACATCGCACAGATGTCACTACGGACGATGTCTTTCTCCGTGAATTCGATGAGCGGGAAAGGTAACATCTGGTTCTTAACCATGTGCAGGATCCGCTTCAGCCCGCTGGTCTGCTTGAGATCAGACTGGCTCACATCACCGTCCACCACGGTCAGGCAGTTCTTGCCGAGACGGGTGAGGAACATCTTGAGTTCATCGTAGGTGGTATTCTGTGCCTCATCCAGCAGCACGAAGGCATCCTCAAAGGACTTGCCCCGCATCGTCTCAAATGGTTCGATGATGATCTCTCCAGCCTTCATCATGGCATCCACCTTCTGACCACCCAGGTGCTTCCTCAGCACGTCGATCACTGGTGCAATCCACGGTGCCATCTTCTCTTCCAACGTACCTGGGAAGAAGCCGATACCCTTACTGCCAGCCGTGACGTTAGGTCTGGTGATCACGATCTTGCGGATCTTGCGGTTCAGGTACAGCTGGGCAGCTACCGAAGCAGCGATGTAGGTCTTGCCGGTACCAGCACAGCCCACAGCGAAGACCAGGTCTGCATCCCGTAATGCAGTGAGGTATTCACGCTGTCGATCAGACTGTGCCACGATCTCAATCGTCTTGATCGTCTTTGGTGGCTCCTCACCGTTTTCGATCTTCATCTTACGGGTGTAGCGACGGGCGGTGTTGGACATGCAATACCATTGGTTAAGGGTTACTCGTTACCTTAATTATAACACTAACGGAATAGGGCCGCACCCGGAGATGCAGCCCTTTCTTGGTTCAGTTCGTTAGGTCGGTACGTTTCCCGCGCTGTCGGTACCAAGTTGTCTTAGGTACTCCGAACTGACTGGCTTCCTTATAAGAAGTAAGAAGGAAAACCCATTCTGGGTACTTGTCGGCGGCTCGTTTACCGTCCCATCTTTGCTTCGCGTACTCACCGCAGATCTCCTTAGTCTTGTCCGAATGTCTCATGCCGTAGGCAGGGTACTTTCCGCCTGCAGACCGATTGTACAGCTGCTCTGGCTCCCACATTGAGATGCACATCTGCTCCAACCGGTACGACGCTTCCTCGTTGTTGCAGATGATCTCCTCATTCCATTCGAAGCTATCTAGGCCGTACTCATTCATGGCTCTGTGGAACTCGCTCTTCGGCGTATACCTAGACCGTTCATGCTGAGATTTCCTATGGGCCAGCGAATGTTTCGTTCGCCCATAGTACTTCATGCCAGTCACAGTATTCGTGGCACTATAGATCAGCATCATTCACAGGTCCGCAGGCCGGTTGCAGGATCGAAGTAACAGGCCCCGCCTTCCTTCTCGTCAATGAAGGTATCCTCAGCCTTTGCTGGCTCTTCTGCTACGTCCTCTGAAGCTGCCGCATTCAGGATACCGTACCGTTTACCCGATGCCCGGAATGTCGTGCATCCAGACGAGCCACCAAGGTACGCCTGCATGTAGACATCCTTGAAGTCTTCCCAGGATACATCATCCCCGACGTTGCAGGTCTTGGAGCAGGCAGAGTCCACATACGCGCTGGCTACATTCAGAACCTTAACGTGAGAGAACACGGACAGTTCGTTAGCAGTCTGGCCTTTCACCTTAAATGTCCTATACCCGTAGTCCTCAACCCGCTCAACACGGGGTCCATCAAACGTCTGGATGGTACGGTCGTAGTAATGGCTGAAGACCGGTTCAATCCCAGAGGATACGTTATCGGCAGACAGGCTGATCGTGCCTGTAGGAGCCACAGACAGAAGGTGGGAGTTACGGATACCGTTCTGCTCAATACCTGCACGGATATCTAAGGGCAGGGTCTTGGCGAATTCGCTCTCCAGCAGACGCTTGTCGTAGAGAGGGAACGGACCCTTCTCAACGGCCAGCTTGATCGATGCGGAGTAGCACCCGTCACGGATGATCCCCATGATGTGGGCAGTCTTCTGAAGGAACTCCTCGCTACCGTATGGGTACCCAAGAGCCTCTAGGGCATTGGCCAGACCGGTTACACCGATGCCCATACGACGCTTGCTCTGCGCCTCATGCTTCTGTTGCGGCAGTGGGTAGATCGCCCTGTCGATGATGTTGTCCATAGCCCGGACGACCTGGGGGATATCGGCAATCAGCATCCCTTCATTGAACCAGAAGTTTCCGTCTGCACCTTTCTGGATGTACTTGGTCAGGTTCCATGACCCAAGCAGGCAGGCTCCGTATGGGGGCAGCGGTTGTTCGCCACACGGATTGGTTGTAGCGATTGTCTCACAGTACCATAGGTTGTTCTTCCGATTGATCCGGTCGATGAACAGAATACCGGGTTCAGCCCAGTCCCAGGTGCTGCGTAGGATGTCGTCCCACAGAGCGGTGGCCTTGACTGTCTTGTAGACACGGCCATCGAACTTGAGGTCAAACATCGCATTGGACCGGACTGCTTCCATAAACTCGTCGGTGACCCCGACAGAGATGTTGAACTGGGTCAGGTCTGTGCTGTTGTTCTTGGCGCGGATGAACTCTTCGATGTCGGGATGGTCAACCCGCATGACCCCCATCTGAGCGCCCCGACGATGCCCTGCAGAGGCGATGGTTTTGCAGACAGCATCGAAGATACCCATAAAGCTGATGGGGCCTGAGGAGCGGGAATCGAGGCTCCTGATCAATGCTCCACGGGGGCGTAGGGTCGAGAAGTCATACCCGATACCGCCACCAAGGCGCATGGTCTCAGATGCATCCCACGCTGCCTGCATGATGCCGCCCATACTGTCTTCAATCGTACCGGATACGAAGCAGTTGTACGGGGTAACCTCACGCGGCGCTCCCATAGCAGCCTGTACACGGCCAGCTGGGAGAAAGCGCATATCGTACAGGATATCTCGGAAGGCCTTGAAGTGGTTCTCGTCATCCTTCAGGGCGTCTGCCACCCGGGTCATGGCCTCTTTGAATGTCTCGTTCTTACCGCGATATTTCATCGCGTGGATGTCCTCAGAGATTGTGAGGGTGGGTCCGTATACTTTGGTACTGATGTTCATCGTTCTCTGCTCGTTGTTAGAGATGAAAAGACCATCCCATCCGGAGATGAGTGGCTTTAGGTTTGCGGTATCGGGGGGGTGGGTCTGTTTAAGTCAGACCAGGTCGGTCAGAACCGGGGGCCTGTAGTTCGGACCTTTAAGGATCTTCCCGTCTTCTCGGCGGATGGGTTTACCGTCAGCGCCAAGCTTCGACATGTTGGAAGTATGTATACGCATGACAGCTTCATCTAGATCCCAGCCAAATGTCGCAGCGTAGCCATATGTGACGTAGACGAGATCAGCCAATTCCTTGAGCAGATCTGTTGCAGTCGCAGCATCCCGTACTTCTTGAGCTTCTTCAGCAATCAGCTTCATCCGCATAGCTTCAATATCGCACAGTTCATCGCTGTAGACGGTATTGTTCCAACGCTCGTCTACCGACTGACCCATAGCTGAGGCGAATTCACGGACCATATCCAGTGGGGTCATGCTGCTCAGCCTCATCTTCTCAAAGTCTGTAGTGAAGTATTCATATCCAGGGACGGTCATTTATTTTGCTCCGACAGGACGAGGCGATCCAGATACCACTGTGCTTTCTTGAGATCCTCAATCCCATTCTTGTAGCGCCAGCGGTGCATGTACTTCTTCACATTTCCCTCAAGGAAATAGCTGAAGCCTTCACCAAGAGTATCGGCAAGGTAATCGATGGCTTCGATCTTGCTGTTGGTGTAGTGGGCGGGGCTGTTAACAACATCATCCGTAGCCATCAGTTCATCTTCCTACGTGCCAGAGATACGATATTCTCACCTGAGGGAGCAGCCTCAGCATCCCGCATTTCCTGCTCTTGATCCTTCATGCTGGACCACATGATCCCGTAGAGAGCCTTCTTGACGAATTCATCAGGCTCCATTTCAACGGCCAAGAGAATGCCATCCAGCATCATCTGGCAGCGTTCCATGACATCATCAGGGAAATCCTCAGTGAAGAACCAGCCCTTGGAGATCGTCATCTCACCGTCAGGAGCAACTACGAATGTCAGCTGCATCGTGTTGGGGCTTTTCTTCAGGTCATCTTCGGTCATTTAACCACCATCAAATTCAAGAGGGTTTCTGCATCAATCAGTGCAAGTGGCTTCTTACGATCAGCCTTCAGGATTACGATTGGCTCAATGCCTGCCTTGGCATTAGTCACAGCCTGATCGTACCATCCGTATACGGCGATAGAATTGCGCGCCTTGCACTCGACCGAGATTGGCATCTTCTTTCGGGCAGCAGGCGAGAGTTGAACATCCTCACCGCCTGCACCCATGCTGGTTGATTTAACGTCATCTGGTTCAAGGTCTGGGATTAGACCTAAGACAACGTCACGTACCCATTGCTGCAGCTTCCGCCCTTTGGCCTTAGCCGACGAAACCTTAATGGGCATCAGAGTTTACCGTATCCAGCCTGCGACCATAGACGACGCCACCGATGACTTGATACTGCACCCCGTCTTCAGTTGGCCCAATGCAATCACACTCAGCTGGGTCAATATCTCGGACGCAGCACCATCCTTCACCATCTGGATCGCAGTCTGCGGCAAAGGTAACCGGTTGCCATTCCTGGGCGATCACTCAGCCACCTCAACAACCACCGGATACTCGACGTACCAGTTGTACGGGGGGTTCTTGGCCTCACTCCTGGGATGCTTGAGGAACTTGGCGTTAGGCCAGCATACCTGCATGAACTTGCAGCGGGTGCAGCTGTCGTTGACCTTGATGGCACCTGTAGGCCGACCCCGGAACAGTTCTTCCTGTGCAGTAAACTTACGCTGGAAGGGCTGGTCCGTGGTGATGGCCACAACTGCGTCATGACGCTCTTGGCGGATTACCTGCTGCTCTGCCTCAGTCGGTGTAGCCTCGACCACGCGGATCTCTCCGGATGATTTGTTGACCACAACCCACCCACCGGCAGGCTTCTTCTGGGCGTCTGCATAGCCAAACAGCTGACCGATATAGCCGAAGTCATCGCCGGTTTTCATGCCGTCGTAGCCCTGGCTCCACTTGTTCTTGAACGCCCATTCAGAGCAGGACTTAACGTCATAGACCTTGCCATCGATGTCGATGTCGCTATCGCCCTTGATGGTCTCACCGGCTACAGGAAGCTGGACGCTATCCCCGTGGCTTGTGACGTTAACCTTGGCGATCTTGAGAAGCAGACGCACGAATACTTCCGTGGCATCGCCAACAAGCATCCGCATGACATGGTTGTATGGCATCCTTGATGCTTCCATCCCTGCCTTCTCCATCTGCAGCTGGCAGAGGGGACGACCCAGGTTGGACATACGGATACGGAACTCTGGCTGTCGTGGCGTGAACTGCTTCCGCAGTGCAGCCTTCATCTGCTCCCCAGCTTCTTCGATCCACGCATCATCAACGTCCACCTGGTCGTTGTTCGACACGCGATCCAGAACCTGCCGAAGCTGGGCTTCCAAATAGTTGATCGACATATTTCACCGCCTGAGAAGAGGCGGGGGGCCGAAGCCCCCCTGTTTATGCTGCGTCTTCGAGATCGCCTTCGAGATCATCAGCACTGAGGTCATCGACAATCGTGCCGTAGACCGTATCCTCTTCGTAGGACTTGGAGAGAGCCTTGCGGTGGCTCTCCATGATGCGGTCATTCTCACCGCCAACCATTGCGCTGAATGCGCGGATGGTTTCGACCGTAGGCATGTCGAATACAGCCGGTGAATTGAACTGCGGTGCATAGTGGAACACGAAGTAGGTCACCGACCCGTTCTTCTTCCGCTCCAGCGAGAGCGTGGTCCAGTAGTCCCACAGGTCACGTCCAGACGGGAGCTTGGATGCAAACTCCTCGTCAAAGCCCATGAAGTTAGATCCCTTGAGACGTACAATAAATGGTACGTTCTCAATCTTCACAACCTCACCAGACTGCGTCTTGCCTTCATACGAGACGATGCCACGGATGATCCGGTAGCATGTGATGGTCTCGTACTTCTTCTTGGCGGCATCACCCAGTTCCTTGAAGACCTTGGAACTTGGGCGTCCACAGCGAAGCGTACCCCGGATATCAGGGAAGTCTGAGCGGAACGATGTGGCGAGGATGGTCTTGTTGCGGACCTTCTTCGCTTCACCGTCGAAATCGACATACTGGAAGTGATGAGACATCACGCGGATGTTCACCTCTTTCGAGTATACGTTCTCCGTGCCATGTCCCTTCAGGTAGAAGGATCCCTTAGGGAGAGCCACGCCATTCTCGTCTTCGTCGTCATGCATGACCTTCAGTTCGGGCAGCTGCATACCCCGGTCTGCACTTGGATCGACACCCATAGAACGACGGAGTGCCGCAATTTCGTCTGCATCGATAGTCATGGGAAGGTTCATCGCCATCTCCTGTTATTGAGGTGACAAAATTACCTTAGTAGGTACATCAAGTCAACGGTACAGACGACATTTCCATCCAGTTTTTTCCGGCTTCGATCTCAATATCCAAGGGCAACACGAACTCGTAGCCGAAGCGGGTTAGGATCTCATCCTTGACCCCTTTCATGGCCCATGACAGAGCCTCAGCTACCGCCTCGACCTCACCTGGATAGACATCAGCTACGATGGAATCGTGGACGGTCAGGATCAGCTTGGACCGCAGCTGACGCTCCCTGAATGCCCGCACAGCCCGTATACAGGCGAGAGGTACGATGTCACCTGTGGCAAAGCCCTGGACCGGGTAGTTGACCACCTGGGTGGCGTTGGTGATCCGACCATTGCGAAGACGTTTGGCGCTGGGCCAGATGTACTCACGGCCTGAGGGGATCCGTACAATGCCGTCGTGCAGCACCCCATCCATCAGGGTCTTATGGTACACTGCAAGCCCTTTGTAGATCTGGAAGAATTCCTGAAAGTACTTCTGGACGTGAGGTGCTTCATTGGCTCCCATTCCACCGTACAAGGGGGCGAAGGTGTAGGCCTTGGCTCCCTGCCGCTCATCCTTAGTCACCTCACTTACGGGCTTCTGGCGGATGATAGAAGCAGTCTGCTTATGCACATCCTTCCCGTTCTTGATGTCATCGATGATCTGCGGGTCACGGGACAATTCCCCTGCCACCCTGAACTCCAACCCGCTGAAGTCTGCCTCAAGGATTTGACCATCTTCGAACCGGCTGACCACGCACTTGCGTACTGGGAATTTCCCACCCTTAGGCTGGTTCTGAAAGTTCGGCTTGGTGGATGATAGGCGTGCTGTTGCAGCTACCGTCTGGTTGAAATTGGGATGCAGGACGCTGTCGTGCCTGGTCCATGTCTGGATGCCCTTCACGAAGCTGTCCAGGTAGGTGTTAACGGCGTTCAGGCGAGATATCTTGGTGAGGAATTCCACAGCTACTGGACGGTTCTTGATCTCAGCCTGAACGATCAGAGCCTTGATCGTGAGCTTGTCCACCTTGAAGCCATTGATCGATGCATCAGCTGGGCCAGCAGGCACCAAACGTAGTCCTGCGATCTTGCCATCAGATAGGTACAACGCACCACCACCACCACACTCCATGCATCGTGGCTGAACCTTGTATAACTGCCCTGCCTTGGTGAATTTGCATTGTTTACCGCTGCCTTTGCAGACCGGGCAGCAATGCAGGACAGTACGATACACAATCTCTGTTGTAGCCCGTACCGCAGCCGTGAATTCAGTCGGCTTCATCCTGGGTGGTGGCAGAGGCTTACCGACAGCGTTCAGGCCGATGTTGAACATCTTCTGATGAAGCTCACGGTCATTGACCCGACGACTGTAGACCACCCTGGTCATGTCGATGCCAGAGTTGAGGTTGATCGGGGTGTCGCCCATCACATCACGGACGATCTCGTTCAGACGCTTCTCAATCTTGTCTTTCTCAGCACGGAACTCCATCTCCACGTCAGACAGGGTTTCCAGGTCGATCTGCACCCCATTGCTTTCGATCTCCACCAGGAAGTCGAGCATGTCGAACATCAGATCGAAGACTGGCTTCAGGCCTTTGTTCTTCTCGCCTTCAAGATCGTCCAGCTGCTTGAGATAGACCTCTGCACAGGACTGTACGTCAGCCTCAGCGTACTCAATCACGATATCCAGAGGCATGGCTTCAAAGCCAGTACCGCCCTTGAACAGGTCATGGATCAGTTCAGACTTCTTGGCGGTCACACGACGGCGCAGGGCTGTCTTCTCAAGGCTCAACTCGGCCCTTTGACCACGGGCGAAGATATACTCGCCGATCATGGTACACCAGACGCTGGCGGGGAGCCTGAAACCCATCTCCCGCAGCCAACTCACATCGAACTTGGCATTGTGTGCCACCAGCACGTCAGCGGCGTCCAGTGCGGCTTGTAGGGCCTCTCTGGGGTCAGGTGTAGGTTTCTCATTATGATGGAAGACTAGGGTGCTAACAGCGCCGGGGATACCGAGAGGATCGATCTCAAGCCAATGGGCTGAGACGCATTTGTTATCCGGGTTGTAGGGGCTGTTATCCTTATCGTCTCCGACCTTCTGTACCGTTGTCTCAAGGTCTAGGACGATGGCGATCATTTAAGGCCCATTCTCTTGATTACCGCATTGATCTGCCGAAGGTGCCAATCGAATATCGATTCCTTCTTGCGTCGAGCTTCTTCTTCTTTGCGTGCAAGCTCGTCGTAATACTCTTTCAGGTCATGCTCACTCAGCATCTACTTCCCCTGTCAGTAATGGGTACAGCGTGGTGGCTTTCTTGAACCGTTCCTGTGCCATGCGACGGGTGAAGGTATCCGGTGTGGAGAGCATGTCCTTGTGAAGGACACGACCTATGCCCTTACCCTTGGCCAGCTGGTGATCTTTGCTCTCTTTGGCAAAGCGATCACGGGACACCCACCCAGAGACATGCAGCACTTGGGGGAATGCCGTACCAATGACCAAGATGGCGAAGTCTGATCGGAATGACTTCAGGGATTTGTACAGAAGGTGAGCATCCCCGTGAAAGGATGCCTTAACGTCGATACTGATATGCTCATCGACCCAGAGATCCTGGCCTGCATCGACACCCATTGCTCTGGGATCGAATGGTAGTCCGTACAGCTTGGACACTGCCATCTCAGCACGAATACCAAGATAGTCGATGTCGAAGTCTGATCTCTCATAGTCCCGGCGCTGGTTCTCAACTCCAGCAGCCCGGGCCATCTGGGTCCGCATCATGGCACCCTGGTGGCATAGGCTGATCTCGTATGGGGTCAGGATTACCGGAATATCACTCACGGTGTACCCCCAGGTATTCCAGCAAGATCACGCAAGCTCCGATGAGTTTGATGTCATCGACCGTATCGGCGATATGATGGTTGCCCACACCTCCCTCAATTGCCTGTTGGCTGGTCTGAGCAATGTTCTCCTTACAGAGATCAATCACATTGTTCAGCATAGCCACAAAGATCTCGTCGCCAGCTTCGCTATGCAACTTCACGATCAGGTTTGTTCCTTCAATACGCATGTTATTCGACATAACGGCTAATCTCCGGTTGGATGTTGCAGACGATGGTTCCGTGCCAACCGGTCAGCTTATTCTTGCTGACGGTCAGGAAACGCACGTTGTCGGGTTCATTGGTCTCGCTGGAGCCATTGTGCTTACCGATACCGATGATCAGGTCAGCTTCGGCTGCTTTACCGATCTTGGAGCCTTCCATCATCGTGTATGTCAGTCTGGTTTTACCGTCAGCCTCAGCTGAAGCCTGGGACAGGCCGATCACAGCACAGTTATGGCGCTTGGCTGTCTCTCTCAGTCGGCGATAAAGTTCACGCAGGCGTTCATGGCCAGCGTTGAATGCTCCACCGATCTGTACCTTGTCGGCTTGGTCAATAAAGACCACGTCAGGCTTCTTCTTGGCGATGTACGCTTCGATCTTGTCGAGAGTCCAATCCTGCGTGTCCATGAACAGCAGACGACCTTGGGTTCTGGCCCGGTAGATTTGTTTGGCCATCTCCGGATCATCCATGACCTTGGCCTTGTCCATGCCGGTGGCAGCATAGAAGGCACGGACCACGGTGCGTCTGGTGGCTTCCTCGTTGCCCAAGATCATCACAGATGCACCCTGATCGACAAAGCCACCTGGAGCGCAGGCCAGTGAGACCACGAATGCAGTCTTGCCGGTTTCAGGGGTGGCGAAGATGATGCCAAACTCTTGACGACCGATGCCGGTCACATGCCGTGCCAATGTCTGGATGTTGAACCTGAAGCGGCTGGCTTCATCCATGTCGAGCAGAAGCTCGTCGAGATCCTGTGTGGTCTCGTCACCGAAGTCGTCGGGAAGGTATCCGTCAGCGTGCTTCTCCATCAGCCGCTGCAGCTGCTTCATGGACTCGGCGTTACCCTCAGACATCTCCAGACCGAGAGAGGCAATCCGCTTACCCAGGTCACGACGCCACAGGGTCTCAATCGCATCATGGGCGAGGTCTTGAGATACGGGTGTGGCCTTCCTCAGGTCATCCACCACGTCTTCCATCTGGCTGACCTCAGCCCGGGTGGCCACTGGGTTGTCCAGCTTCCATGCCAGCATCACGTCATCGCAGGTCAGGTCATGACCGTACTTGGAGTGAGCAGCGTTCAGTGAGGTGTAGAGGTCTGCCAGATCATGTCCGAAGAGGGACGGTCTGATCTTGTCTTTGTGCTGCTCGTAGAAGCTGTGGTCGAGCAGGGATCTCAGTAGGTTCGTGTCCAGCATCTTGCCCCCTAGGGTCACTGTTAGGGTAACAGTGATACCATAGTGCGGACAAAAGAAAAGCCCCCAAAGCGGGGGCTGTTGAAGATTTGGTGTGGTGTGAAGCTTACGAAGTGCGGATCTTCAGCTTCGTGATATCCGGATGAGCATCACCACGACGCTCCTTGATGTCGCACTGATAGTACACAGCACGGGGATTGCCACGGATTAGCTCCTGCATGGCGCGTTCCATCTTCTCCTGTTCGATAGCTGCGTCCTTAAATCCACCAGGTAGGTCGAAGTCGATCAGAATGATTCCACGGGCCTTCATAGTTTGAGTATCCTTGTTATGGTTGCGATGCTTAAATACTTCAGATCTTCATCTAGCATGGCGATCCGCACGTCTAGTAGTCCCTCTAGCTTTTTACTCAGTTCAACGGCCTTTCGGCTGGCGTCCTTATCCAGAGCAATGATGACCCTGGTGTACGCACGCAGTTGAGCCTTATGAGTTACACTAACTGAAGTTCCTAGTAGCGCGCAACCTGAACAAAGTGGCAACCTTGCTACAGAACAGGCAGAAGCAGCATCTTCGACCAGTACCGCGACCTGTCCTGACCCTACCGAAAGCAGGCCAGAGACATCCCCGTATGCTTTCCATTTCGGCTTGCGATCATCCAAAGCTCGTCCTACGGCCCCGAGCTTATGATGGAAAAAGAACAGAACCCGGTTCTCAGCTGGGGCGAACTTGATCTGGATCAGACCCTGTTCGTAGGCATACAGAGATCCGACCTTGTCCAGATACGTCAGGACGTTATCGTGATTCTTGGGGTCAGACAGGAGCGTAGGCAGGGCTACCAGGGGTCTGGATGCATCAGCTGGGGTGCCGCTCAGACGACGCTTGATCGTGTCCAGGCTCATCTCCGTGGCCACAGATCCAGACGATGGGCAACTGGCCTTGTAGCAGTTCCAGACCTTCCGACCATCGATGTTCGACAGCGTGAAGGTGCCTCTACCACCACAGAAGGGGCAGTCGATGCGCTTGGATTCCCCGTCCCGTATCCGGATAGGCTTCAGAAGCTCAAGCTGTTCGCGATAGCTGTACATGACCGTCCATTATGCTGACCGTTCAGGTAAAGGCAAGAACTTTGTTAAGGTAAGAAGGTATCAAAGTGGAGAATGGGTCGGTCTGTAACCCATTGATATCTATAGGATTGCTCATAACCTGAAGGTCACAGGTTCAAATCCTGTCCCCGCAACCAAACCACTGATATCATTCACTTTTGTGTCCGCGAGTGTAGTGGAGTTGGTAAAAGTGGCGGTATCTGTAGTAACCACACTAGAAATTCACTTAGTTGGGGCGTACCGGACCTGGGTTTGACTTCGATCAGATCCGGCTTGGGCTATTCCCGTACCGCCATCAGCCAGGGCGTAACTGTTACCTAAGCTGGTGTGGTAGCTGGGTTACTAGCGAGAATCCCGTCCAGGGCATCCTGCATATCAACGCCAGCTGCAGCACAATATAGCACGAACTGCAGACCGATATTAGTCATAGCCTTCGTAGCGCCTGCATCCAGATCGAAGGTGATGGTGGCTCCACCGTCTTCATTCTCTTGTACCTCAGTCACCACCATCTCCCACGGCTCTTTGGTCATATCGGTGAGATCCTGTCGCACTGTACCTGCTCCTGCAGTTGATTAATCTCAGCTTCCATATCTTTGATGGTCAGAGCCGCTTTCCTCGCCACCATCGCTACGTACGGCCAGTACAGTTGTGGTCCATCAGCGATGGTGGCGATCCGGTCTAGGTCATTGATTAGGTCGTTCATGCGTCACCCCCTTCAGGGTAAACTCCATGCAGCGGGCATGTAGCTTCAATCCAGAAGGTGCGAATCCCTTCGAGGGGGAAACCTTCGCCGTGGTGGTTGTCTATGATTGGGCATGTGCAACCTTTCTCCACTGCTTTGGGTGAGCCGGGGTTTGGGTCATCGGTCATGGCTGGTCCCCCTTGCGGATCATGGGCGGGTACGTTGCCGAACCGCAGCAATATTCGTTGCAGTTGTCGTCGCCGTAATAACAATCACGTCCGCATTGCATGAATCCAGCGGGCCACTTCGGCTTTCCAAATAGCACGACCCACGGTCCCACATGCGCGCCCCAGCGCCACCCGTAATAGCTTGCCTCGGTGATGCTGAAGCCCCATGTCGGCACGCGGCAGATTTGCAGGCTCATGGCTGGTCCCCCTTGCGGATAGCTGCGGCGATAGCGAACGGTTTGTGTTCGGCCAGCATGTCCACAGCGCCAAAGCCAAAGGCCACCTTCGCGCACCGCTCCCGTTCCGCCTTCACAGCCGCGTCGATCTGCGCTTGCACTGTGTCTGCGCGGATGTATTGGGTTTGGCCTTTGGTCGGATAGTTGTACCAAATGCTCATGTCATCGAAAATGTCAGGGGGATCAGCCCAGATAGACTCTGGTAGGTCACTCATGGCTCGGCTCCTTTCCGGTGTTGAGGGCGGCGTCGGCGGTGTAAAAGTAGTAGCTGTGCAAGTCTTTTGGGTCGTTTTGCATCCTGTGCGCCGCTGCCCGCTTAATTCCTGTCATCGCCCCACGCAGCCGCGCGTTGTCTGCCTCTGCGTCAGCCAGCTTACCCTCGGCAGTCATCCAAGCGGCTTCATATTTGCGCCATTCTGCTTCTGCTTTTAAGACGCGGGCCAGCATCAGCGCAAAGGTGCGGTCGCGCTCCTCAAGGATCAGCTTCCGGTCCCTGAGGGTGCTTTCCAGTTGCGCGGTTAAAGTGTCGATGCGGTCGTCAGCTTTAGTCAGGGCCTCAACGGTATTGTCCATAACCACCTGTGCCATGCGGGAGATAGACAGTTCCAGCTCCAGCTGCTCAATACGATCAGCAGCTTCCTGATAGAGGTGGCCCTCTTCCTTATCCAAATCCTCTGGGAAGACCTTTTCCCAAAGCTTCAGACGCTTCACCACATCATCCATCTGCCATTGCTCCATTCTGGTCCATGCGGACATTCCTACCGTCCATTGTCACGGTGTATCTGTCCCCAGCACAGAAAGCGCCGTACCATTCCATAATACGTGCGACACAATCTCTGGAGACATCCAGCACTTCTGTCTTTGGTGTGGCATCCGCATTGTTGAACACCAGACGAACGAAGGCAGTTTGCACGGCTGGAAGGGCGAGAATGGCACTATAGGTACAGGGCCAGTCGCTTTCCCAGATATCCACGGCTTTCAACGCGTCATAACGGGAGACCAGATCATCAGTCATAGCAGCACCTGTGCAAACATTACGGACAGTACGATCAGAGAGACGGATATTAGTGTGGCGCATACCGCTACCACCTTCATGGATATAGGTTCATCCAGGAATTCCTCTGCATTGCGGCAGAGTTCGTGATCAGACTGGACGGTGCTATACGACAGGATGTCAAAGGCAGCATCAACGCAGTCGAAGTTATAGTGATGCGGATCCTTCAAGACCTCTCTGGCATATGCTTCTACATCCCGTCCCAGGATTGCGGAAACCTCAGCACGGGTACCCTGCACTGCATGGTAGTCCGATAGGTGGATGGTGATGATAGGTTCCCCCATCACGTTACTCCTTGAATTGGCATTGCTTCAGCATCACGCAGGATCACCATCGCAAAGATCAGATGGACTGGTTTGGCAGGTTGTGCCTGTTCCATCAGGATCCAATCCTCAAACGAATGAGCGTTATCCAATGCCCAATCCAGCACATCATCCTCAGTGCAACGGATGCGCTTGATCGGGGAATTCTCGGTCAGGGTCTTCTCCATCTTGGATTTCACGATATTGAAATCGATCTTCCAGATGTTGGCTTCGTCGTCTTTTGCGTAGATCCACATATTGCTGCTCATTCGTTTTTTGATTGATTAGGAGACTAGGGATTTCCAGCTGATCGGAAACAGCGGTTCGATGATCTCGCCCACCATGCGGGCCAGGTCTTGGATCTCTTTCTGTGCGTGGGTATCGGTACGCTTCAGGTAAAAGTTAGCGAAGGCGTAGAGATTACCGGTCCAGATCCATTGGACTTCACAGCCCTGGGGAAGGACGAACCTACATTGCTCGGGACATACGCCATCAGCGATCATCTCGTTGTAGAGATCGATGCTGTCCTGACACGCAGCCTCGTACCTGATGTTCCACACCCCGGATTGGTCATGAACCGCACCGCTGCCCTGCTTGATTGATCCCTCAGGCTTCGACCTGAATTCATCAGGCACGAACAGCTGTGGCCTACCGCTGATATACCTGCGGCTCTCCTCGTTCTCGACCAAGCCCTGCTTATGCTTGAAGCATTGGGTACGGATCGGTACCGGTGCCTGCATCCTCAGTGAGATGGCGGTATGGGCGAACGGACTCCAATGGTCGTGCTTGGCGAGGTAGGTGATCAGGTCGGCGTCAGATTCAGGAAGAGCAAGGTGGTGGGTAGTAAAATATAGCTTACCGTCCCGTATCTCTTCCGTAGAAACCAGTTCCCAGTCACTCACCTTGTCGAAGGACACCCGTGCAGCGTTGACCACACTCAGGTCTGATCCCATGTGGTCGATCAGTTCAGCCTTCATTTGCCCACCAGAGCAGCAATAGCAACCATCACGATCAGGATGAGCAGGGCCATTCCCGCCCAGATCAGCAGCGGAGCAAACACCATGAGCCACGAAATGGTGGCATACCCACCTAATTTGGCGATCATCAGGATGGCAGTCAGCAGTCCAGCAATGTAATGCATCTCAGTTCCCTTAGGATTAGAAGTTGGGTTCGCCGTCTTCATCGAATTCAGCCAGGAGCTTGGTGATGTCGGTATCTTCCACCTGGCCTTGGTACGGCTGATCCAGCAGCTGGCGGCTGATGACGCCCATGTTGAGCAGGGCAGCTTCGATGTGTGGCGGAAGGTGATTGTCGTACATCAGCCGAACCGCTTCCGCATAGCGTTACGGGCCATTGCGCGTGTCGGTCTGACGTAGGTGTTCAGGATATCCCGACCCTGGTGGCCAGTGATCGATCTAAGCTCGTCCTCAGTGCATCCATGCTCTGCAAGCTCAGTGGCACCGGTACGGCGCAGATCCCTCAGCTGAAGATGATCAGGCAGATCTGCAGCCTTGATGATCTCACGCGCTAGTTTGTAGTACTTGAACCGGTCGTAGCCTACGCGAAGCCCAGTCTCATCCATGATGATGAACTGATCGTCTGCTCCACGATCCCGCATAGCCAGACGATCCATGATGGACGGTGTGGCTTCGATCTCCATCTCAACCTTGGTCTTCTCCTGTACGAAGGAGAACACACCATTGACGTAGTTGCCCCATTTCAGCTGCCGCATGTCTCCAGGCCGCTGACACAGCTCGTAGCACAGCAAAGCGATGGTCCCGACCGACCAGCGGTCCATCTCATCTGCCTTCTTGATGAAGGTATCGATATGCTCTGGCTCCCACAGCACCACTCTGGGCTGCGTGGACTTCAGGTTCTGCATGATGAAGGGGTTTGCCCGCACCCGGGAGTGCCGTAGAGCCACGTTGAAGACCCGGCGCATGACTTTGCAGCAGGCATTGGCACGGTGACGGCCCTTATGCTTGAGCATCGTCTCCTTGAACTTGTCAGCAAGCTCTACGGTAACATTCCGGGCCAGCATGTGACCGAAATTGATGTTGGAAGAGCCTACACGAACCGAACAGCTGTTACGGAGCATGAGGTCGTATGACCGCTTGCTGTTGTCTGCCAGGATCTTCCACGCCTCTGTGGTACGGTAGTGGGCTACCAGACCCTCGACCGTGTTCTCATCGATGTAGATGCTGTCGTTGCGTGCCTTGGCCTTGTAGTCCCAGTACGCAGCGGAGATGCTATTTGCATGAGCATGGGCTTCCTTGCGCGTGGGGAAGAGGGTGTAGACCGCACCTGTAGCTGCCTTCACATAGGCGGGTGGGTTGAAGATGAACGCTGTGCTGCCGTCTGCACGCTTGCGTTCTTCACAGTATTTGACTTTCATGGTGATGCTCCCAGTGGGGTGAACTGGGATACATTGCTAAGGTAGGAACAAATGGTCAAGCAAATTACTTTGCTAATGTACGAAGAAATGTCTTTACAGATGTTGTGAACGTATGTACCCTGCGAGGGCCTTCAGCCCCGAGCCAATACCATAACCACTAGTCCTTAGGACTACCGTCCCCATACCCCAGACATGGATAAGCCCCCTTGCGGGGGCTTTGTCATTCCTAGTGATCAGATGTCTCAGGTTAGATAGGTAAGGTATCGATCACCTGGATTATCGTATGGTCTGATCCACTGCCTTGCACGGCTACAGCCAGACCATTGTAGATCTCTATGGAGACAGTAGTCACATCAACCGATTTCATCAGATCTGCAGCAGCCAGTAGCGCATTCCCCAGCTCTAGCGCATTGTCCATTGTCATCAGCATCATAGTAAGGCTCACTTTCTTGGGTACCCTACCCAGACCAAGATAATAACCGAAACCGTAGTTCGGACCCTAAGCAT